AAGGTTGTCTGTTTGTGATTCACAATGTTTGTTAGTTTGTGCAGTTTATTTACAGACACCTATCCGAGAGTGGTAGACAGGTGCGAGATACAGAGGAGAGAAATAACCAGAGGCTCCGTGTCCATACAGAACCTCCGAGTATTTAGACAAAGTTTGGTTGGAAACTTTATCTTCTTCAAGATTAACAGAAATGGTAGATACATACAATTTTATAAAAGTTTATTTTTATAAAATTGACATAGGACAGATAACTCTCTAGTGTGTTTAATTACAAACAGTTCAAGATACTGGCTCTCAAAATATCTTGTCCGATTAAAACATCTGTGAGCGGTCTAGCCAGCCCGTGGGTCGTCCGGTAAGGGACATCCCTCGGTATATTTAAATTTTGGTTGGGCGGGACCGCACAGGGTTAGCTCTACCAATACAAAAAGTTCGGGGGGCAGGGGCAATAAAAAATAAAATTAAAACTTCGGTGGTACTATAAACAAACTATGTCATTAGATTATATACAAAATGGAATGCGATTCAAGATACACGGCAACAAGATAACTTACATAAAAAATAAAAAAATTATAGACACTTGGACTCAGCCAAATCTAAATCCAAAAGCACTTGAACGATATATTTTTGACAGAATGATTTCTTTAGCTTATCTCTACAAAGAGGAACTTATTCGACTATAATAAAACCTATGGTTTTAGATTTAAATGTTAAGATGATTATGTCGGCTCCACTAACCGATATCCTCCCATCACTGGCTATTCTTTCGAGGATAGCCTTATCTAAAAGGAGTTACGCGCTTGAGTGTTAGATGGGAACCAGAAAACGAAACTTACGAAGAATTTAAAAAACGAAGAAGTGATAGTTTTGGAATTTCGGGAATGGGGCAGAAAAAACGAGAAGGCACCGGTAAGAAGAATCTTTCAGAGCTTCGGGAGAAAGCTTTACAAAGAGCTAACTACACATGTGAGTGGCCGGACTGCAATTCTAAAAAATGGCTAGAGATGGCGCATTTAAAAGCAAAGGGTATGGGTGGAGCAAACAGAAACATATCTGATGACCCAATGAATGTTTGCATGCTTTGTAAACATCATCATGACATCTTTGATGGTAGACAACAAATTGGTTCTCAACGAGAATACACTGCACTACTCAAAGGATTTCTTGTATTACAATGGAGAGTGAAATGAGTGATGTGTACAGTGAACTTAAAGAGTTTAATCCGAAAGCAATGATAATTGACGACTTTGAAGAAGCATACCTTGGTTACTCTTCAGACGGTAAAGCAATCTATGATTTTTATACAATGTTGGATTTAGTTATTGATGGTATCTACGAAGACGCAGAAGAAGAGATAACGGAAGACCAAGCTTATAGCGAGGCTTACTCACATCTTGACTATAATGTTATCAATGCCTATGTAGGTGAACACACTCCAATAATTATGTATAAAGAACTTCATGACTAATAAATATGTTCCTAAACTTCCTCCTTTACATGAGGGACAACTTAAAGTAGCTAAATCAGAAGCGCGTTGGAAAATACTATGTGCTGGTAGACGATTTGGTAAAACAAGACTTGGTGTCCAATTATGTATGGAAGTAGCTCTTAAGGGTGGTAGAGCTTGGTGGGTAGCTCCTACATTCTCTATTGCTAGAGTTGGTTGGAGAGATATCGCTGCAAGTGCAAAATCATTTCCTAGGGAGATAGAGCCGAATGTATCTTTAGCAAACATGCAAATTGATTTAGCTAACGGGGGTTCTATTGCTGTTCGTTCTGCTGATAATCCACAACGACTTCGTGGTGAAGGTCTTGACTATCTAGTTATGGACGAGGCTGCATTCGTAAAACCCGAAGTATGGGCAGAAGTTCTTAGACCTACACTTACAGAGCGTAAAGGTTCTGCTTTATTTATTTCAACACCTATTGGTAGAGATAACTGGTTTTTTGATTTATGGGAAAATGCAGAAGAAGCAGAGAACTGGGAACGATTTAGATTCTCTACTACTGACAATCCTATGATTGACCCCGAAGAAGTAGAATCTGCTAGAAAAGAAGTTGGCTCTATAGTTTTTGCACAAGAGTATTTAGCAGAGTTTGTTGACGCAGGTCAAGGTATGTTAAAGCCCGAGTGGATGAATTATTATATTATTGCTCCAGACGCAGCAGGTAATCTTAAATGTATTGTCGATGGTTCAGAATATTACTTAAATGCCTTACCTAAATACGGAGTTGTAGATTTAGCTACTACAACAAATAAAGATTCTGACTACACAGTTATAACTAGTTTTGCACAAACCCCAGATAATAGGCTTTTAGTACTAGATATGGTACGACAGAAAATGGAAGGTCCAGACATCATACCTGCAATAAAACGAGCAATTCACAAAAATAAGTTACAATATGTAGGTATAGAACGCCAAGGTTTTCAAACCACGATAATCCAGATGGCGCAACGAGCTGGTATTCGAGTTAAAAATCTTAAGACGGATAAAGATAAAGTTACAAGAGCTTTACCCCTAGCTGCGAGAATGGAAGCAGGAGAAGTATTCTTACTTAGAGATACTCACTGGCTACCAGAAGTAGAGAGAGAAATAATGACTTTCCCAGCAGGTGCTCATGATGATATTATCGATACTTTGTCGTATGGTGTTCAACTACTACAAGATAAAAAGAGCTGGAGCGCATATTAATGGCTGAAGATAAGTCAAGATTTTCAAAAGCATTAGACTGGTTGAATGCACCAACTGATGCAAGAGTAAGAAGAGAACAAAAAGGCATTACTGTTAATCAACAGGAATATTCATATTTAAATCAAGCTGTATTCGGTTATAACACCGAGTCTGGGTACTTTGACCACAAAAAGATAGCAGAAATAGGTGACGGCACTGGTAACTCAGCAGTTGTTGCTTGTTTAAATGTTTTAGCAACATCGTTTGCTGAACCAGGATTACTTGTCTCTAAGAGAAACTCCGAGGGAGATTATACAAGAGATATGAACCATCCACTTGCTAGATTGTTTAGAAGACCAAATCCATATATGACACAGCAGTTACTTGCTAACTATATTGTTACATCAATTAATGCAGCAGGTGACGCTTTTATATATAAGAATAGGAACGCAAGAGGTGAAGTTGTGGAGCTAGTACCCCTTATGCCTCATTTAGTAGAAGCTAAGGGTACACAGAATGAATTAATTACACACTACAACTATCAACCACAGGGTGGACTTCAAGGTCAAGACAATGTGAGGATTGACAAAAAAGATATGTTTCACTTAAGACAAGCTGTTGACCCAAATGATATGAGAAGAGGAATGGCTCCTCTAAAATCAGTTTTACGAGAAATTGCTGGTGATGAAGCAGCAGGACAATATACTGCCGCTTTGTTACACAACATGGCTGTCCCTGGTGTAATCCTCTCTCCAAGAGATGATGCTATGGGTGGTCCAACGAGAGACGAAGCTGAAGCTATTGCAGATATGTATAAGCAAAAGTTTGGTGGTAAGAACAGAGGTGCGCCTATGGTCTTATCTGGTGCTATGAATGTTGAAATAGTATCTTTCTCACCAGACCAAATGAAGTTAGCAGAGTTAAGAAGAATACCGGAAGAAAGAGTATCTGCCGTTCTTGGCGTTCCAGCTGTTCTTGCAGGACTTGGTGCCGGTCTTGACTCAGCTACATACAGCAATACTAAAGAACTAAGAGAGTTCTTTACGGAGTCAAAAATGGTCCCAATGTGGAGCATGGTTGCGCAAGAAGTGACTCATCAATTGTTACGACCAGAGTTCGGCGGTGATGACAATGAATATTGTGAATTTGATGTTGACAATGTTCGAGCATTAGCTGTTGACAAAGACAATCTCTATAAACGCATGAATACTGCTGTTCAAGGGGGTTGGGTAACAATTGGCGAAGCAAGAAAAGTAGTAGGTCTTGAAGCAGATAACAGACACGATGTTTATCTAAGACCTATGAATATGATTCAAGTCACAGAAGATGGTAGCCCTCTTCTTAATGACAACGAGTCCGAACCTGCAACGGTAAATGACAATGACGATGAGTCTAAAGCAACATTGACTACCACGACATTTCCTCAAGAAACAGAAAGAGAAGATGAAATTCTTCCAACACCTAATTACTTGAGTGAAGAAAAATATATTGCCGAAATGCCAAATGGTTCTTACTGTGTAGTAGGACACGAAGACGGGAAAATTATTAAATGCTTCGATACAAGAAAAGAAGCAGAAGATTATCTTAATAATAAAAAAGGTGGAAAAATTGAAGAACTTAAAGTCTCTTTGGAAGAAGCAGAAGTAATGTACGAACGAGGAGATGAGTTGTCCAGTCCGGAAGAAAAAGCCGAAGTTATACCAGAAATTTATGAAACTAGAAAAGAAGCAGAAGAACGAGCTAAAATATTAGGATGTGAAGGTGCTCATGAGTACGACCTAGATGGACAAACTTATTACATGGCTTGTGCTACTCATGAACAATTTGAAGAAGTTATGAGTAAACCAGAAAACGAGGGTAAAGCTCCAGAAAAGTTAACTAACTTTCCTAGAAGTGGAGATAACCAAAAAATAAGTTTATCTAACTCACAACATAAACAATTTCCTGGTCATGCTTATGTAAAAGACTTAAAAGAAAACTGGCCAGAGATTTGGAGAAGAGCAGGTACCGGTGGTAATCCTCCTACTTCATTTACTGGTAACGATGCTTTTAATAAATGGACAGCTTACAAAGGCGGAGACAGAAGCGAATCAGTTCTTAACTGGGTTAAGAGAAGAGAACGCTTTATGAATCGTCATAAGAAAAACAATAGACTTAACGGCATTATTGCCGTAATGAAATGGGGCGGTGTTACAGCCGGTGGTGTTTCACAAATGAAGTCAGTTGTTAACGATTACAAAAAAGTTATTAGAGAAAGAAGAAAAAAATCTCTTGATATAGCAGAAGATTATTTAATAAAAGCTGTGTCTGATAGAGTAAGAAAATCTTTACAGAAAAAAGTAGAAGAACATAACTCTAAAAATCCAAAACATAGAGCAACACTAAGAATGCTTATTGCAGTATTTAACAGAGGTGTTGGAGCATATAGAACTAACCCAGGTTCAGTAAGAGGTAATGTTACATCTGCTGACCAGTGGGCGATGGCCAGGGTTAACGGGTTTTTGAGAGCATTGAGAAGTGGTAAGTTTAGAAGAAAACCTTATGACCAAGATTTACTACCAAGCTCACATCCGTTGTCATCTAAAAAATCTGAAACTAAAGCAGAGTCAGTTAGAGCAGGACAAGCAGTTAGTTGGTCAATAAATAAAGACCCAGACCCACCTTCAATTGTTCACGGTATTGTTACATCAGTAAGTGATGACGAAGCAACTGTTACGGTATGGGCTCGTTTAGAAAATGGTCAACATCAGAAGACAGATAGAAGTGTTAAAGTGCTTATCTCAAAGCTTAGAATAATATCTGACTTTAGATAATAAAACACTAAAAGTAGAAATCATATTATACAATAATTAAAACGCGCTTCTACAAATTTATATTGTAGAATATTGAGGTATGATGAACAACGAATCTAAAAATATAGACATAGAGTTAAAAGATGACTCTGGTCAAGTAGAAGCAGTATTCAGTCTATTTAACTCTCTTGATAGTGATGGAGATGTTGTAGTACCAGGAGCTGTCAAGTCTGGTTTTAAAAACAATCAAGTACCAATGGTATGGTCACACAAATGGGATATGCCTATAGGAAAAGGTACAATTACACAAGATGATGATAAAGCTGTTTTTAAAGGTGAGTTTTTTATGGACACAGAGTCTGGAAAAGAAGCTTACAATCTAGTTAAGAATATGGGCGATATGCAACAATGGTCATTCGGCTATAAAGTTAACGACTCAGAATTTTCAAAAACTAAAGATAAAGATGGTGATGACACAAACGCTAGGTATTTAAAAGACCTTACTGTTTATGAAGTTTCTCCTGTTCTTGTTGGTGCTAATCAAGATACATATACTCTTGCTATTAAATCTAACACAGAACTCCTTAAAGAAATTACAGAAGTAAAAGGTGAGCAAGAAGAAGTAACTGAATCTTCATCTTGTAATTGCAACTGTGGTTCTAAAAGTTATGGAGATGACGAAGATGAAATGAAATCTTGCAAATATCATGAAGGTGGTCCTTGTGCTAAAGATGGTAAAAAATCTG